AAACCTTTTAATTTTGCTCCTTCGTTACAACTGTAGGGGCATCAGAACGAATTGTGTAATATAGGGCGGCGGCGAAAATATGGTTTCCTTTTGTTTATCAGTTACTTAAACGTCAGTAGAGGGGTGGGCGTACAAAAAACGAAATGTGACAAAGCTTTACATTGGCTTTACATCTAAACGGCCTAAATACGGGCTTCTGAGACATTCTTTTTACATCGGTGCATAAATGGTACTTAAATGGGGCTAGAATAGGCTGTAGCGGCTTATTTTGGCCTTTTTTATTCCCTGTTTAGGCGTTTAGAAAACCGTTTAAGTGACGTTTTAGAAGCGGATTTATACCTGGATTATTATCTACTCTAAAAGTGTTAAAAAAGGGGTTGGAGATACCTTTGGGGATACTAGTTGGAGATACCTCTTTTTGCTTGATTTATGATGAAAATAAAAAGTTGGGGATACCTTTTTAACTGTATTTAAACGGGATTTGGGGTATTAGATTACTGGTTTAACTGGCTTTTGTGGCGTTTTATGTGGGATTTATAGGGGGAAAGTATTGTATGTTTCGTGGTCTCTGTGATTGCAAAACAAATATAAGTTCCTGATTGACAGTTGATATTTGGCGGATATTATGTATTTTAGCGTAGAAAACGTGTGTGTGCGTGTGGAAATGATGCAGAATAGTTCAGTAGGTAGAACAGCAGGATATAATTCGCTTCCCTGTATGGTCCCCGGTTCGAGTCCGGGTTCTGCTCCAATACCTTTTTGTGGATTTGTGTTTTTATAGGTTTTATTTTGGTAACACTCCCGGTAATTGGCCGGGAGCTTGACATTACAGTATGGCAGGATTTATCCGGACGATATTAGAGAACCAGCGTAAAGCAACCTTATATGAATTTGCACTGCGTGAAATAGTTTGCATCATATGCGAGCAGGGGCATAGTGTAATTCCTGTTTTAGGAGATAATATCGCGGACCGAGCTTTACAAGAGGTTCAGCGGATGGTAAAGAATAAGAATATATCAGCATCTAAAAAAAACGAGAATAAGGCTGATTAGTGTAACAAACACCACCCCCAATAGCTAACTGTAGTTTTCTTTAGTATCCTTTTTCTTTTTTCATTTTGCTTTTCCTAATACGTTATCACCAATCTTCATTTGCGGCATTATTACCTTTCAGATAATCACAAATAGTGTTTATAAATCCATTAATGAAGGAATTAAAGTTTTCAACGCACTCCTCTTTGTTGACCTTCCCGTTCTTTTTGAACATATTAATATCTCCTTCTCCCATAACGTTTACGCCACCTGAAAACATAACTTGATATTCATCATTGAAATACATTGAGTTTATAGTAGGAATATCAAAACGAACCCTACCATCCTTAAAATACATTACCAAGTTCATGTCGACTCTTGCATAGACCTTCATTCCCATTACCTTTTTACATACAAAGGCATCCGGATAAGTTCCATGAAGATTGATCATTTCATTTTCCATTTTATTTGAAACTGCATCCGGGTTTTTAAAATTGCTGATGATAAATGCATTAGCTGATTTATATAAATCGGAAGCACTTTTTCCAGGTATTTCTACTACATAAAAATTCTTTCCGTCTAACGTTTTTACGCCGTCAAATTCAGCTTTAAACTGCGCATTTGTTGTTATTGCCATAAACAATAACAAAATAGAGAATAATAGTTTTTTCATACGTCTTTTATTTTATTGGTTATTTCACTACACCTGTAATATTACAGCTTACTCCAGCCGTATAACCCCGATAACCAGGGCCACATGATAAATCCTGTCCAAAGGTAATTCGAATGGCTCGTAACGTTCATTGTCCGATACGATGAGGACGTGTTCTTTGTCGGATCCGGGCTTTACCCGTTTGATAAGGGGTCCCTGATCTGTATCCAATACATATACTTTGTTCCATTGGAAAAAGATGTCACCCATAGGCAAACGCTTACAGGCCACAATATCTCCGCTGTTATATTTAGGATACATGCTGCTTCCTTTCACACTGATCAGGAACTCGGCTCCCTTGAATGTGGGGACAACAAAGCGTTCGCATTCGTATTCCAGTACGGTCTGTTCTCCGGTAAATGCTCCGGCCATCGCGCTGATGGGAATCAAAGGGATGCCTTCCATGGGCGAATCGGAAGGATGTGCTACCGGTATATTTTCTTCTTTGGACTCCGTACGGAGCATGTTTCCTTCGCCTGTAAGGAGCCAGTTCATATCTATATCTACACATTTTGTGTATATCACATCAATATCAAATGTTTTGCGCCCATACCAATTGGTTATAGTATTAGGAGCAACGCCTAAGAATCTAGCTAATTCAGCATTGCCTTTGAGCTTATAATACTCTTTAATGCGGTCTAATACCAATGGTTTATCTAAAATATTTCCCATATTGTGTGATTTTTTATATGGATTTTATTTGTATTTCCCAAAATGTGTGTATATTTGCAGAGTCTTCAACACCGAAGACGCCCTAAAGGTAGAAAATAAACTTTAAAAACGCAAATTATGGAACAAACGAACATTCAGCAGACAGCAGGTCTGCAAGTATTCTACAATGAGAATGAAAACGTAAGTGTAAGAACAAAAGTTATTGATGGCGAGCCTTGGTTCGTGGGAAAGGATGTATGCAATCTATTAGGAATTGTCAATCATAAAGATTCTTTATCAAGATTGGATGATGACGAAAGGAGGGGGGTAGGTATTGCCGACCCCCTTGGTGGAAATCAGCAAGTTACGTGTATCAACGAATCCGGACTCTATCACCTCATCTTCATCAGCCGCAAGCCGGAAGCAAAAGCCATCCGTCGCTGGGTAACCGGCACAGTGCTTCCCAGCATCCGTCGCACTGGAAGCTACTCGGTAAGCAGCGAGCGTCCGGAAAGCACGAAACGTCTTCCGCTTCCCAAGTTCCGTCCGTACTTCGGCCAGTGGAAAGAAAACGTGAAGCCCTACATCAGCCGTGCGGAGCTTTGCCTTACAGCCGAGAAGCAGCGTGTCACGCTGGGGCATGTGCAGAAGGTGTATGCCGGAACCTCAATGAGTTATCCGGTTGCAAAATGCATCCAGTACCTGGCGAAGAAGAACCGTCAGGAAGGGCGCACCTATCCGGAGAAGAAACCTGCTTACGAACAACTTTGCATCACGTGGGAGGAATGAAGATGTCTGACGTAATGATTGACATCATTTCGTGGGGTCTTCCTCTTTTATGGATTCTCGAGATTTATTTGCTTTTGATATTAGAAGGAAAATCAGGAAACCGAGAGAGAAAAGCACAAGAAGTCGAACGAAACAATACTTCAAGTCAGCTTCATTCCCAAAAGCAATCCTTATCCATTCAGAAAAAGCAACTCCAGCCAGTAAGCCTATTGAAAGAAGGAAAGCGTCGGAGTGTTTCATCACGGGAATGTAGAAACAGGCGAAAGTACCGACATAAGAAATCCCGAAACCGGAAGAAATCAGAATCTGGGTGTACCACTCCAATGAATGGAACGAAGGAAGTCCGAAATATAAAAGTGGATATACAATCAGTGTACAAGCCACAAAAGCGATAAGGGCTTTACGGTAACTTTCCGATAAAGCCAGTAAATAGATTCAAGATTCATAATCAAAATAAAGTTAGTTTGATTTAGCAATGCTACAAATGTAGCAAAACCATTCCGGTTCGTGAGAATAGGGATGGACAATTTTAACAACGTAACCATTAAAAACAACAATATGGCAGAAACAAGAAAACTCATCAAAGCAAGCCGGGAACTGAAAGAAGAAATCGCCCGGAAACTGAATGTTACAACCCGCACGGTAGAAGCCGCTCTGGCATACGACACCAAAAGCCCTACAGCAAGACTTATCCGTTCGTATGCACTGAATCACGGAGCGAAACTCTACGAGCTGAAAGAGATGGAAAACCCTTACAATGAAGTAATAACCCTATAGAAACAATCCTATGAACTACGCAAACTATTCACTCAAGAACCTGGAAGCCCAGCTCGACCATGTGTGCGAGCTGATGGAACTGATCCGGGGAGACCGGAAAACGCAAGACGCGTTCCAGGACGAAGAATACTGCTACCTGCTGAAAATGCAGGTCATGCTGTTCGAAGAAATCAGAAAACGGACAAAGAACTTAATACCAACTACATAAATGAGAGCAATCCCCGCCATTCCGGTTCGCGAGAATAGGGATGGCACTTACCAAAAAACAATCGACTATGAAACGAAAAGATACAACCACCTTACGATACCTGCTGCTGATACTTGCAGCCGCCATCCTGAACTGCCTGCTGGACGGCACAATGAACCTGATAGTAACCGTCTGCCTCTGCCTGGCTTTGATACCGGCCGTACGGCGCATGGACCGGGAAGTACAGAAAAAGGAATAAACAACACACGGCTGGCGGAACTTCACCCATTCAGGATAACAATGATTAGGGACGTTTTCAATATGAATTGGACAACGAGGTAAAAAGCGGGTGAAGCGGCTGCCCCACCGGGTTCGACTCCCGGAGCCGTACAACGAAAATCTAAAACAAACAATCATGGAAATGTACGGAAACACAATCTGCGTCAGCTTTACGGAACTGGTCGGCGGTGGCATCATCAGCCAACCCACCTACAAGAAATACATTCGTGAAGGAAGACTGACTGTCGTTCAGCGCGGAGGAAACGGACGGGAGGCGCTGATAGCCTACCGGTCCATGCCGGAACGCATCCGTGCAGCATACGATGAGACATACAAAAACGCACACGAGGAAATGAAACAGCGTGAACAGGAAAAGTATATCAGCAGCCAGATACGTTTCGATGCCGAGGCGGTACGGTTCTACAAGGAGTTCGAGCCTCGTATCGAACCGGAACGTCAGTTGGAATACATTCTGAATGCCCAGGTGATGAACGAGATGGTACGCACGGAGAAGGCACGCAATGTGGAACACGCCAAAGGTGGATTTTCCCGCCGGGCTGAAACATGGAGCAGCGTACAGATATGCTGCGAACGGTTGCGCGAAATCACCGGTCATACCCTCCCGAAGAATCCGGCCAGGCTCCGGGAAAAGTTCAACGCTTACAAGCGCGATGGATACGTGGTGCTGGTGAGCGGTAACCTGGGCAACAGTGCCGCCCGCCGCATTGGTAAGGCTGAAGGAGCCTTGTTGCTGAAGCTCCGGAGGAGCAGGTTCCCGGTCTATACGGATATGCAGCTCTTCGAGGAATATAACCGTCAGGCGGCCCTGCGTGGGCTGAAGACCATCAAGAGTCCGACCACGATGCACAATTACCTGAACGATCCGGCGGTCATGGTCTGGTGGTATGCGGCGGTGAACGGCGAACGGGAGTTCAAGAACAAGTATATGCCTACTTTCGACACTATCCTACCGTCCATGCCGAACTCGCTTTGGTATTCGGACGGTACGAAGATAAACCTCTACTACCGTGCGTACGACGAACGGCAGAAACGATGGACGGCACGGACAACGGATGCCTACGAGGTGATGGATGCCTGTACGGAACTGTTCCTGGGTTGCTACATCGGCGACGGGGAAAACTTCTATACGCAGTACATGGCCTACCGGATGGCGGTACAGAAATGGAATATAAAGCCTTACGAAATCGTTACCGATAACCAGGGAGGACACAAGAAACTGGAGTCTCAGGGATTTTTCAAGAAACTCTGCCACCTGCACAAGACCACCATGCCGCACAACGGCCAGTCCAAATCCATCGAGTCCGCTTTCGGACGGTTCCAGCAGCAGGTACTTCACAAGCTCTACAATTTCACCGGACAGAACATTACCGCCAAGAAGTTGTCCAGCCGGGCGAACATCGACCTCATCATGGCGAACATCGATCAGCTGCCCACGCTGGAGGAACTGAAACAGCTGTACATGCAGTGCAGGGAAGAATGGAACAACATGCAGCACCCTACCAGCCCTACAGGTATGACCCGATTGGAGATGTATACCGCCATCGAGAACCCGAAGGCCCAACCGATGGACGATTATGAGGCACAGGAAATCTTTATGCTGTTCTCACAGACTCCGGTGCAATACACCCGCGAAGGTTTCTGTTTCACGCTCGACAAGCAGGAATACCGCTACATGGTGTACGATGATTCCGGCCAGGTGGATATGAACTTCCATTTGCAGAATGTAGGACGACAGTTCCTCTACCGCTACGATCCGGAAGATATGACCCGCATCGAACTCTGGGCGGTGACGGACACGGGAGCCAAGTATGCGGCCATCGCCACCCCGAAAGTAGCTATCCACCGTGCCACACAGGAACGAACGGAAGAAGAAAACGCTTACCTCTTTGCCCAGCTGGATGCAAACCGTCGGACCCGTGCGGCGATGCACATCGCCCAGGAAGACCTGTTTGTGGAGGAGGCCATGGGCGAAGCGTACACCAAGCTTCGGATTCCGCGCCCGGTGGCTGTGAGCGAAAAGCAGCTTGACGGGTACCGGGAGGAAATGAAGCACGGCACACTGGAGGTTCCTGTACCGATGCCGGAAACGGATATTCCGGAAGAACCGGTAATGGTGGAACCACTCACCTTCGCATCGGCCGGAGAATGGACCAAGAAGGTGTCCGAAACCACTTTCGACGAACTCTGTGCCGGAAAGCTTTAAACGATTATCAAAAACTGATTAAATACCTATAAAACATGAAAGGATTGACTACAGAACAGAAGGAACAGGTGCGCAGCGCACTGTTAGCCTATTGTGACAATTTCCCTACCCGCAACCGGGCGGCAGAGAGCTTGCAGAACGTCAGCTCGGCAACCGTCAGCCAGCTTATCAACGGGAAGTACGAACTCATCAGCGACGATATGTTTACCCGTATTGCCGTACAGATAGGTTTCTCGTTCGATTCCTGGACGCTGCACGAAGGCAAGACCTTCCGCGAAATCACCTATGCTTTTGCCGACGCACAGGCATACCGGAACGTCACCTGGGTAGTGGGTGATGCCGGATGTGGAAAGACCACGGCAGCCATCGAATACCGCCGTACGCACCGGAATGTGTTCTATATCCTTTGTTCGGAGGATATGCGCCGGAGCGATTTTGTACGCGAAATGGCCAAGCAGGTAGGTGCTCCTACAGATACGACCAACCTTCGGGACATGCTGGAGAATGCGATTTCAATGATTGCTTTCCTGAGCAACCCGCTGTTGATTTTCGATGAGGGCGACAAGCTGACGGATAGCGTTTTCAACTACTTCATCAGCATTTACAACCGACTGGAAGGACACGCAGGTATCGTTTTCCTCAGTACGGACTACATCAAGCGCCGCATCGAAAACGGACTCCGGTACAACAAGAAAGGTTATAAGGAAATCAACAGCCGCATCGGTCGCCGTTTCTATGAGGTATCGGCCACGGAACAGAATGACATTTATGCCATCTGCCAGGCAAACAGCCTGACCGACCGGGCAGACATCGAAGAGGTGTTGAAGGATGCCAAACGCAGCGAGAACGACCTTCGCCGGGTAAAACGGTGCATCCATGCACGCAAACGGATGATTGAGGCACGGAACCGGAAAGGAGGCAGCGATGAATAAGGATAACACCACACCGCCACCAAAGAAATTCACCTTCGACCGTAATGCAAAGGGGGTAAGTGAAATGCTCGGTATGAAATACGAGACGATGGCTTTCGACGGTGCCTGGCGGGATGCCTTCGGGACACCGGAACGCCGGGGAGTCTGGATTATCTGGGGAAACTCCGGAAACGGAAAGACCAGTTTTGCCCTACAGCTTGCCAAATACCTGTGCAGGTTCGGACGTGTGGCTTACGACTCGCTGGAGGAAGGTGCTTGCCTCACCATGCAGGAGGCCATGAGGAGGGAAAACATGATGGAGGTAAACAAGAAGTTCCTGCTTATCGACAACGAGAACATGGAGGAACTGGGAATCCGGCTCAGCCGACAGAAAAGCCCCGACATTGTGGTGATAGATTCCTTCCAGTACACACAGATGAATTACCGCCAGTACATCGCTTTCAAGGAACGTCACAAGCGGAAGCTGCTCATCTTCGTCAGTCACGCCGACGGTAAATTGCCGAACGGACGGGCAGCCAAAAGCCTGATGTACGATGCCAGCCTGAAGATTTACATCGAGGGATTCCGGGCATTCTCGAAAGGACGTTTCATCGGACCGATAGGTCACATCGACATAGTTCCCGACAAGGCCCGTACCTACTGGGGAGAAGAATAACATTTAACGATATCCGTATGAAGACAACTATGAAAATCAGAAAAATTACCCCACAGCAGATTAAGGCGCTGCACGCACAGTTTCGCCGGATGGGGTTCAATGATGAAGACCGGCACGGGTTTATCAGCCAGTTCACGGAAGGACGCACAGACAGCACTGCCGGACTTACCAAGGAAGAGGCTGGATTACTGCTCACACGGCTAAACCGTGAGGAAACCGACCGTTTACGTAAGGAGGCCCGTTCTCTGGTGAAACAGATCTTTTCCCTTTCCTTCCGTATCTCCTTCCTGAACAAGGATTTCCCGAACGACACCCCGGAAGATTTCGAAATGAACAAGGCAAAAATCAATGTATTCTGCCGCAACCGCAGCAAGTTCCGGAAGCCGATTACCGAAATGACATTGGAGGAGCTGAAGGAAGTCAAGAGACAGTTTGAGGCACTAGCCAGAAAAGAAGATACCATAAAACAAGGATAACATGAGAAAGAAATCAGAAATCAAACGTGCCATCGAGGCACTCAGACAGAAATGCGACCACATCAGCCAGGCCAAATTACAGGTGCTGGAAGGCGCACGCTCGGAACAGTGGGTATTCAACAATTACGTGAAAATTCCGGATGAGGAGCGGGATGAAGAGGCCTTCTTCGCCGCACGGGATGCGGCACAGTTCGTAGCCGGAAAGATTGGAATCAGCGCCATCTGTCCGGAACTGGAAGACGAACCCGAAGAGGATGAAGAGACCATCACGCTATCCAGAAGCGAATATGAAAAGCTGCTGAAACGCCTGGAACGGGTGGAACGACGGTTAGGGCTTCGCTCACAGATAAACATCGAAAGCCGTAAACCGATATCCATGGCCAATGCAACCGACCTTATTAACCAGGCGGAAGCCTGTAAATATATAGGATGCGGGAAAAGTACAATCAAACGATGGGCGGATAAAGGACTGATTGCAGGATATACAAAAGGGCAACAGGTCTTCTATAGTAAAAGTGAGTTGGACAAAAGTAAAGTAGTGATAGAACACCGTGCAAGCATGGCGGATAACGACAACAATCATGGAACAGACAATCGAACAGTTACAGAATGAGATAATGAACCAGATACATCGGTTCGGCTATCAGGACGCAAGTCTGATACTACGGGAACTGGAAAACTTCTGTAGCCAGCAGGCCGATGAGGCGATGAAAATGGAGTATGAACTTGCAGCGATGGAGGACGTTTTCGATGAGTAGAATTGGATTATTGCCCGTCGATAGTAATTATCCAAATTTGGCTTTAATGAAAATTTCTAGGTATTATAAATCTATTGGGAATAATGTAGAGTGGTATAATCCTTTTACACATTATGATATAGTATATATGTCTAAAATATTTTCATTTACAGAAGATTATGAATATTATATTAATACAGAAAAATTTGAGAAAGGAGGTACAGGTTACGATATACGGAAGAGGCTTCCGGAAAATATAGACAGGTTGCAGCCAGACTATAGTATCTATCCAGCAATTGACAATACTACAGCATACGGATTTTTGACCCGTGGTTGTCCTAACAGATGCAAGTGGTGCGTAGTACCGGAAAAGGAAGGTAACATACATCCATATATGGATATCGAAGAGATTGCCATCGAAGGAAGAAGAAACCTGATTCTTATGGATAACAATATTCTTGCTTCCGATTACGGTATTCTTCAGATCGAGAAGATTGTCAGACTCCATCTAAAGGTTGATTTCAATCAGGGTCTTGACGCACGTCTTGTAACGGATGATATAGCCAAGCTGCTTGCAAAAGTTAAATGGATAAAGCGTATTCGGTTCGGATGTGATACGCCTGGACAGATTGAAGAATGTGAAAGAGCAATTTCTCTGATAGACAAGTACGGTTACCGTGGAGAGTATTTTTTCTATTGCATACTACTTGATAATTTTAATGAATCATTTAATAGAGTAAATCATTGGAAGAATAAAGGTAAAAGATTCCTACCTCATTGCCAGCCGTTCAGGGATATAAACAATCCGAAACAGATAATACCTCAGTGGCAAAAGGATTTGGCTGGATGGGCAGACAAGAAGTGGATATTTAGAACATGTGAATTTAAGGATTTTGAACCAAGAAAAGGATTTAAATGTGAAAAATATTTTTATGAGTAGAAAGAAATACCGGGTATGGCGGGTAATCGTCAGACGGGCGAATGTAAACCTGTCACTGCGGTGCCTGCACGATACCGACAACTTACAGGAGATTCGGGACATATACCGGAACCTCTTTTCAAACAGGGTAACAATCCAATTATGTTATACAGAATTTAAATAACGATTAAAACTTAAACATTATGGCAGCAAAAAGAACAAAGAAAACAGTAGTAAGCGGAGTTACCCGCGAACAGTACGAACAGGCATTTGCAGAATTCGCCATGGCCGACGCAAAGGCCCAGTCACTCACCGCAAAGATGGACCAGGAAATGACGAAGATTCGTGAGAAGTACGCCGACCAGCTGGCAGAACTGAACGAAACGAAAGACCGTACTTTCGAGGTCATGCAGACCTTCGCCACGGAAAATAAGGACACACTCTTTTCAAAAAAGAAATCACTGGAATCGGCACACGGCGTCATCGGTTTCCGCACCGGGAACCCGAAGCTGAAGAACCTGAAAGGCTTTACCTGGGCAGCCGTGACCAACCTCTGCAAAGAGTTTCTTCCTGGCTATATCAGAACGACTGAAGAACTTGCAAAAGATAAGCTGCTGGCCGACCGTGACATTCCGGAAGTGGCGGAACAGTTTGCCAACATCGGCGTACAGGTAATACAGGATGAATCGTTCTATGTAGAATGCAAGAAGGAAGGCGATGCCGTACAACAGTAAGCCTGAATACTCTTACTCTCCACACCACGGCATGTGGAGAGTATACCGGAATGAATATACGAAAAACACCTGTACGGGTACACCCATCGAAGAGTACCCCACACGGGAAGAGGCCCGGAAACGGGTTTATGAACTGAATGGATGGAAGTATAGGACAAAGGAGGAACCGTAAAATGAAATGCAAGAAATGCGGTAAAGAGGTGGAAGCTGGTTACAACACTCCGGACGGATTTTTCTGTAGCGAGTGCTGGGACAAGGTTTCTGAACGCAAAAAGAAAAAACTGGAACGCGAAGCAATGCTATGCTATGCCAGGTTAGGTAGAATTTTAAGACTATAGACTATGAATCAGAAAAGGATAACAATCATCATCATTACCGTACTGTCGGTTTTCCTGATACCCCTCATCGTGACGGGATTCCTGGTGCTGGTAGTGGGTCGTATATTGGGATGTGCCGGTTACATGCTGATGATGCAGCCGCACGTTGCCAGGAATGAATTACGAAGTATTATTGAAGAACTGAAAGACTTATGGAGAAAGAATTAGGAGAAACTTTCATTCACAACGGACAGACGTTACAGGTGTCCGAAGTGGAAAATACAGAAATTGCCTGTTCCGGCTGTTACTTTTTCGAACACGATATACGTTGTTACGGTAGCGGACTGGACTGTACAGAAAATTCGAGGAAAGATCATAGAAACGTAATATTTAAACTGAAGAAATCATGATGCACAATTGGTTTACCTGCAAAATCAGGTATGAAAAGATAGCCGAAAACGGCATGACAAAGAAAGTGACTGAACCTTATCTGGTAGACGCACTCAGTTTTACAGAAGCTGAATCACGTATCATCGAGGAAGTGACTCCTTTCATCAGCGGCGAGTTTACCGTAGCTGGAGTGGCTCGTGCTAACTACAGTGAGATATTCCCGACGGACGATGATTTTGCCGACAGATGGTTTAAGTGCAAGCTGTGGTTTATTACTCTCGATGAGAAGAGTGGAGCCGAAAAACGTGTTTCTACCAATATATTGGTTCAGGCCAGCGACATTCGTGACGCAATCAAACGGCTGGATGAAGGGATGGAAGGAAGCATGGCAGATTATGTTATCGCATCCGTATCCGAAACGGCCATCATGGATATCTATCCTTACACAGCAGAACCCGATGTTAAACCCGAATTTCAAAATGCAGAATCAAGATGAAAGAGACTACATTAATACCAATACGCATCTGCATCTGTCGCAGATGTCATGGAACAGGAACAGTAACAGTGTACGAACTGAAAGACGTCAGGCGTTTGCATCCTCAGACAAAAGGTCTGTCCGCTATGCAAGGGAAGCGGCAGAGTGGTAATATCCGGTGAAGTACACAAGAATGTAGAACCTTATGAACCAACAGACGAACCTGTTTAAGCCTCGCCGGGTGGCGGCCAAACTGCACTACAGCATGATTAGCCAGTTCATGTATATCTGGGTAAAGTTTGGTCGCCCCTGCGACCTGTCTGTAAAGAGGTCGCAGAAGGACACTGAAACCATTGGTGTTTGTTTCAACGTAGAAAACAACGAAACAACCGATATGATGAGAGATCTGATTAAAACCATGAACATTGAAATCATTGACTTATGAAACATACAGTAAACGTGACAGCAACGGAAGTTAATGTGAAACCGTTGAAAGATGGTCAGGTTGATTTGACTTTCGATATGGACGATTTTGACCTTGATAACATCTTGGATGAATTTGACCCAGATGATATACTGAGAAATATCGACGAAACCGATATTGTCAGTTACTTGGAAAGCGTTGGTTATACCGTAAGAGATTGAATCATGGGTAAGCTGAAAGTTTATTACGGATGGGCAAGGTTAGGGAATATCCGGAAGAAGCGTTCGATATCTGTCATGTTCGAAAATGAATAGCAGGGATGCAGGAGCGACCGCGGACAAAGGGTTTTGAAAGCAGCCCAGGAAACAGTAATAGAGCGATACCAGGATGCGGAAGAAGAGAAGGCTGCAAAGTATTGCAGCCGTATATTTACAGAGTATAGTCTGTTTTTTGACGAAAAGCCAATAAGTGGAAGTCTTAACAAGATACTCCAAATGAACAGCGATGCCGATAAAAATCATGTTTCTAAGGAGATTCGTGATAAAATTTCTGAAGCATTACGAAAATCCTTTATGCAGGCGAATCGTAAATATAAAGAACCTTGTGGACAATTTGAACTAAATTTTAACGATTTATGAAAAAAGAAGATATTGAAAAAGAGGCTGTGAACTACGATTCAAGAGCAGTTCCCTTTCGAGCTTTTGTAGCCGGTGCAGAATGGATTTTAAATAAAATATGGCATAAGCCAGACGAAGTTCCGGATAGGTCTATAAACGATGACGGAGTAGGAGAACTTTGTTTGATTAAGACCTTGTTAGGAGTTTATGAAATTGCTGATGCAATGTATGACAAGAAATATCACATGTATTTTTTTGATACATCGCTTATCACATTTCATCTGAGCCAGGTAGAATGTTATGCGTATATAAACGATTTAATGCCGATTAATGAGGAACAGATATGAAAACACAACCAGAGAAAACCAACTATTATAAATCAACCTTTCCGTTTGTCGACCAATTTCTGGATGATGACAAGGAAGAAAACGACGGATGCGCTGTAGGGATGGGAATAGCTTTGGCTGCTATCGCTATAATAGGATTGATTATTTGCATGTTGTAAATGACGCACACACCTGACAGCAAAGAGTAAATTTCATGCTGGAGAAAGCCAAGGAAGCCCGCTACAACGATTAAGATACCAGCTCAGGCATAAGTCCAGTATCAGTGCTTCCATCAATCTGTATATCTGGTCGCCAAATTGAAATTGCAGGACATGCGTTATTATCCCGGTGCGGCCTGACCGCCTATCCGGGAACAAAATTCGGGATATTCCGAAAAAAATCAAGCAAGAGTGTTTGGATAATAAAAAAGAATTTGCATATTTGCGGTGCTCTAAGATTTTAAATTATACAACAAGGACAGCGAGTTCTGTCCGATTGCACCGCATCCGGGCATTTTTTATGCCTGTATGCAAACCGTCATAATACGGCGGCATCTGTACCCGCGCATATCGTTGTAATGGCGTATGCAAGTCCTTGTTGTATGGTCTTAGAGCGGCGGGTTAAGCGGATGCCGTTCTTTTTTTATCATCCGCACAAATGCTCATTTAAAAATACAACATTATGAAAAAACAAAACGCAATGCAGGATGCGCACCTGCAACTGTCGAAGTCCTCAACCGAGGAACAACTGAAACAATACTTCATGGGTATTGTAGAGTTAAACAAGTCAAGTGAAGAATTTCCTATCAACCTTGATGACATCTGGCCGATTGGTTACACCCGTAAGAACAATGCGGTAAGAGATTTGAAAAATGCTTTCTACGAGGGGGAAGATTTTATTATCAAAGATGCGTCGCAACTGTCTGATAATCAAAGATTGCTCAAATTTGAGCAGCAAAACAATGAAGGCTTAGATTTTTGCTCCTCAGAATTGAGGAACAAAAAAGTGGGAGGTGATTTTAAGAGTAAAGACTACTTTCTTTCCGTATCTTGTGCAGAATACTTAATCGTCCGAAAGTGCCGTCCGGTTTTTGAAGTTTACCGCCGCGTATTCCACAAGGTAGTAAACGGTGGTATAGACCTTATGGGAATGGGTAAGTATTACACCATCACTGAATACTGCCAGATGTTCGGCAAATCAAAGAACAGCTTCTACGGACTTATGGCCAGTTACCGTGAAGAATTTGCCATGATAGGTAGAATCTATTATATATCGAAAGCGCTTTGCAAGATGTTGGAAATGCGAAACAATGCAGAACGCATCCGCCTTTCCATCCGTGAGAAAACCGTAAAACGCCAGTTGGAACTACAGTTTGAGGAGGATTGAGTATGAAAGCAACATTCAATCATCAGAAATGGAATGAGTTTCTGGAATCGGAGAATTTGTCGGAAACCGTTTCATCGCTCGATAACATACTGTTTATTTCCGTGATGTGGCTGCTGAATAAAGAAAACGGTATACCTAATGACAGTGACATGGTAGACGTTACAAACGTGAGATACCTTCTACAGAATCTACGTTCTTGCATAGACAATAACGATAACTGACACAGAAATCCCCGACACCCATATCCGGATGCCGGGGATTTTCGTTGTTCGTTTCATTCTCCCGGTTCACCCAGGAATTCTAGAAATGCCTTGTGCTGCAAAGGGGTCAGTGCACGCTGCCCTTTCTGGTAATGCAGTTCCTTCAAGCGGTTCTGAAGTTCATTGTTCATAGTAACCCACCTCCGCAGCTGCGTGACGGCGCTTCGTGAGGAGCTATGCGGGAAATACTGTTGTGCAAGGTCTGTAAGATAGATTGCTTTCATTCCACTAAGATACGGATAAAAATCAAGGATAAAAAATTACCCTGCAACAGTTAGCGTACTTTTGCAGGGTAAACAATCAATTGCTGCGCTCTACCGGTTCAGGCACCCAGGCCGCTATCAGGGTCTTCTTCTACAACATTTGCATTAAGACCAGGAACCTTCTTGAATTTCAACGCGTCTACCTGTAACAGGCTGTTGAGTCCCTTACCCGGGCGGAACTGAAGGTGTACAGCTTTGATGAGGTCCGCTGTAAATTCTTCTCTCGAAACAGCCCCCTTCGAACGTAATTGAGCCTGGAAACTACCCAGGTTCTCAAGTTTCACAATACAACCGTTCTGGAGATGTTTTTGTATCTGCTTGATGAGTGCACGGATAACGTTCAACACATCACCGTCGGTCAGAGTGGTACTATAGCTGATGTCGTCTGCCAGGTCATCAATGGTGATGATACCTGCCGCCTGTGCCTTCGCATAGAATTTCCCGGCCACTTCCGGTTCTCTTGGGTCTACCAATTGTGTCACTGAATACGTGATTGCCATAATGTGTTAATTTTTAAATGTTAATAATAGTGTTATATCTGTCATGACAATACAAAAGTATGCAAGAACTTGAAAATCATGTCGTAAATTGTGTTTCAATGTGAGAAAAATTGTCGCAAATTGCTGATATGTGCGTATTTTTTTATACTTTTGTATAAATCAAAAACACAGGGATATGGCTAGAGGAAGAGACTCTGAATTGATAGCGATGCGTAATGAAGAATTACTTCGCAGATATTACTACTGGACAGAGATACAGCGTCTTCGATTTGATGACACATTTCACATTCTGAGCAAAAAGGAGTTCTTCATATCCGAAGACAGGATTCGTACTATTGTGAACCAGAACTACAGTTTCCTACAGAAGCTGGATGAGGAATACAGATCAGGGAACAACCTTGAAGCCAGAAAGCCTCCATTGCCACCGAAGCGCAAAAGAGGCAGACAGCCTTCTACACCGTTTTCCCCTACAGATTAGCATCGTTTATCACACGGCACTGATAGGTCTGTAAATAGACTTTAATTCCATGCGTCAGGGTCTGGTTGTTGCTGCTCACTCTGCTCAGAGGCAAAGAACCTCCTTCCGGCATGAAGGATTGTAAAAGTTTGTGTATCTGATTTACTTTATCCGCACGTTCAGATATTTTCTCTGCTGTTCCACTGGTGTAATGGGTATCATCGTAGCAGTCTATAGCCAGCTTTACGTTTACGGTTACCGTTCCGGTCTGTACCTTTCCGTATGCTCCTCCAAGTGTTTCCCATCTTGTTTCAGGAATTTCGATCAGTACAAGTGGGAACGTAAGCGGATAGGTGTCAGAATCCTCATCGTCCTTGTATAGCATTTCAAGTTGGTTGTAGTCTTCGTCCACGTTCTTTGCGTCGAGCCATTCCAGGTTCTCGGCCAGTATTTTTTGAATCTGATTGAATAGTGTTTCCATACGTTTTTAAAACTGTTTTAAAAATAGTTTTTTACTACATTCAGAAGTTCGTCTTCTGCGGCTTTTCTTATTTTCTCGGTCAGTTCCTTACTTTCTCCGAGGAACTTTCGTTGCGGTATGACGGCATGTACATCTAACACAGGCTTTCGGGTGAGCGCGATGTGTTTCCACATCTTTGCCTTATCCGAAGCGGAATCGTCAAGCTGTTTCCTTCGTTTTTTACCCATGTTACGTTTTATTCCAGCCTCCTTGAAATAGCGTGCCCAGGCCATTTTCCGCATTTTCGGAGTTACACGGGGATGGGTATTCACTTCTCCTCCTTCGTTGTGTATACGGGCATATTCAACCGGATTGTATACGGTAACCTTACCCTGCGATGGGAAATAGTCTGTAGCTCCGAACAGCCGGTTTCGTCCGCTCAGCAGCGGTCCGTAACGTGAGGAAGCTTTCTTGTCGCCGGAAAGCTGACGTTGGGTAGTCTTCCATTTCTTCAGCCCTCCGTCACGGAATCCTCCGTCACGGAAATTCTGCCGGGTATGGTTCACGGCGATGACTCCCACTTTACGCGGAAGCCGGTCGTTGATGGCCCGGCTTAGTTCCTTCTGCATACTGTCGAGCAGTTTCCTGTAATCTGTATTTGCCATGTCAGTCTATATCAAAATCAAACAACAGTTGTACGGCTTCTTTTGCTCCCGGATAAGCATTCGCGTAATACGGGTGTGTATGACTGAACAGCTTCGGGTCTATTCCAGGATTGTTCTCCAGACCGGGTGAAGGTGTATATCCTGCATCAGGTACGCTACCCGTAACCGGTTCGTCTGTCTGTTCCAGCGAGCATTTGCAGTTCCAGTGGTCGCCCGGATGATGGTTCTTCCAGAACACATGTTCTATCGGAAGTGTCAGTCCGATACTCCAATATTCCTTGTGGAAGATGTCAGGTTCTACGCTGGTGGTCGGCATCCATTTCAGGTTTGGGAATATGTCACGGTTTCGCTCAAACCCTTTCCAGTCAGCCGCCTGCCTTGCACGGAGTACAGCCGTATCGTATTCCGTCCGCAGCCAAGCGTTATTGTACGTACCGATTATAGCTTCCACATCTTCCTGGAAGCTCCGGAAGTCCTTCAGGTTTCCGTCTTCATCCAGTAGCTGCGAAGCGATGTCGTTCTGCATCCGGTGTGTACGGAACGCCGCAAACACGTCCGCATCGTTTTTCAATGCTTCACGGAACAGTGCATCAGCTTCAACGACATCTTCCAACGGATATCCTTCCTGCAACGCCTGTTCGAAAGTAAGGCGTGCGGCTTCGTACAGATCCGGATAAACTTCTTCCTCTACGTTGAATCTTTTGTCGAAAATATCTGCCAGAAGCTGAGCCATCAGTTCGGGCGTGAAAGCCGTACTGTAAGCCGCTTCGTTGCTGTACTTCCGGCAGCATCCGCAGGAACAGGAGCTGTACAGATTGTCCATTACCATCCTAAAGCCCCGTCCTTCGGGGCGTGGACGAAAAAACGGCGAAGGTGGTTGAAGAAGTTCTTCATGACATTTTCCGTCTTCTTCTCTTCTTCCTTACCGTTTGTCTTCTCTTCCTTTTCCCTTTCGTTATCGGCAGGTATAGAAAACTGCTCCTTCTTCTGCTCCTGCTCGGCTTTCAGCTGGTCGTAATTGTCCGGTTTGGGTATGCCCGTCTTTTCATAGAACGTATCGTCCGATACCGGAACACCTGCACTCTTCATCTTTGTCATTACGTCCACCAGCGTGGTAATATTTGTCTCTTGCGGTTTGACATAGACAAATTCCCCTCCACGGGTGTTGATGCCCATATTCTCGAAGATGTCTGCCATGTCGTAGTTCAGTACATTCAGAATCATCTGCCGGTCCGATTCGTTGATACGTTTCTCTCCTTTTTCCTGCACCGAACCCAGTGCCTGTGTGCCACGCTCGGAGGCTTCGGTGGTCAATGTGTTCCCCAGGAAAATCTTGCTGATCTCGTTGTTACAGCGTTCATAGAGTTTGTCGTACAAGTCGGAAGAACCCGATTTCCCTGCACTTTCCAACAGCGTAAGCTCACTACCTTTCGGATGGATAAAGCAGGCAGCAGCGCCCTGTTCCTGCATGTCTTCCATAATCTGGTTCCGTGCTTCTTCGTCTTCCGCATCGTAGGTGTACTCGCGGATGGGCATACCGAATATTTCGCAGAACTGTGCCCAGTCTGCCATGTCGTTACGCTTGTAGATGACGTAGGGAGCTGCGTTGGCCAGTTTCCCCAGCGAACGGGGTTTCCCGACAAAAAGCACATCCCTGAAACTGTCCCAGGGGATACCGTTCAGGTCGCTCTGACGGTGCAGGATGAGCTGACGCACCGGGTCTACGTTTTTACGTGGTACGAGCACGTAATTGATCCATCCGGATTCGTCCCGGTAAAACTGGAACAGCGAAAACCCCCAGAACACCGAATCCACCAGGTCCTCGATAAACTGGAAGAACCAGGGAGAACGCAGCATGACATTTATTTCTTCATCCGGCTTCCCGTCACGCTGGAATTCGATTTGTATGTTCCTTGCAGCAGAAATACGTTTGTCTCTTACGCTGTCCAAGTGTCCGTCTCTCAGGATGTCTTCGTACATGTCGTACAGCATTACACGCTGGTTGAAATCGACGTTATTGGCACCTCGGATAGCATTACGGTATTTCTGCATATCCAGAAAGAACAGGTCCGGCTGCGTAATGATGACGGTCGGTGCCGGTTTCCCTTTCGGATTCAGGTTACCTCCGGTGGTTATTTTTTTCTTTGTTCTCATGATCAGTATCTTGTATCTCTACGTTTTTGGCTCCTCATCTGAAAAGCCGAATTTTTCTTGGTTGTCTCTTCATCCAGTGCAGGAAGTCCTTCCACACTGATCTCATATTTCGATACTCCCTTCAGCCATTCCAGGCTGCGTTCGTACCGGTCTATCCGTATCTTCGAAATCTTCTGCGGATTGTGGATGCAGAAGACATGATACAGGGTGATATCTTTTGCGTACATCAGTACCAGCGGATGGCGTTCTTCTCCGGCGGCGGAGAAAATCTTGTCGCAGTCAAACCGTGCGGACAGGTAACCGCGCATTTCGGCGATGGCCTGGTCTTCGCAGATTTCTACAAGCGATTCGTCTTCTCTGATCAACGCATCCAGTATCTCACGGTGAATGGACGCATCGTAATCTTCGGGGTTAATGAATTGGCTCATGTTCTGTATTTGTTTTTTCGGTTCATAACACTTCTGCTTATGGTGACGGTCTTCTGTAGCGAAGCCTGTTTACGGTCGATGGCACGGTTACCTCCCTGTATGCAGTCCGGTCCGTCCGCCGGATAGGGTAATGTAAGTTCAAACAGGTCAAACTGGTTAATCAATTCCTTCATGTGAGGATTGTCCTTCTCCTCCTCGTTGAAAATAAGCATTCCTTCACGGTCCAGCGGCTCCAGATCGGCTTCGATACGGGTAGCCTTGTCTGTCTTCTTATCTTCGTCGGGTTTGATGACCAACGGCTCGTTCCTTTTCTTTCGGATGCGAGCCAGGTGCCGTTTCAGTACCTGCTGGAAGAACGGGTCCTGTAGTTTGTTGTTTTCCACCATGAAATAGACGTTGGTACGTCCGTCCACATAGTCGTTCAGCAAAAAGAACCAGTTGATGAAATCCTCGTTGGTGGTATGGTCAAGGAATCCCTTGATGACGTACAGCACCCCCTGTAGTTTTCCGAGCAGCCAGACGGCCTTGAAACTGGCTCCCTTCTTCTTGCTTTCTCCCGGTGCGGGGTCTCCGTATACCATCAGAAACTTGAATTTACGTAGAGGAGGAATCTTCCCGAAAGTCAGTTTGGTAAATACCGAACCTCCCGAAATCGGGTTGTTGAAGTATTCTTTCTGCTGCGCTTTGGTGCTGATTTTCGAGAGTACCTGATCTATCTGTTCCTCACTGTTTTTCTGCGGCCAGGTAGAATGACCGTCCTTGTCCCGGATATTGATTACATCCCAGTGGTCGGCCTGTGCACCTGCACGGGTAATGCAGCAGTCTCTTGCAATAATGTTTCCGCAGAAGATAATCAGTGTCGGGATGGCCGTGTCGCGGGTACCGTACAAGGCTTCCTCCCACCATCCCCACATCTTGTTTACCGTGTCCGGATTTCGGCAGGCTTCATCGGTGTCGAAGTCGTCCACCAGCAGCACGTCCGGACGGTCAGCTTCATTACGGCTACCACGAGGAGCGCTACCGGCACCTACCGCACGGAAAGCCACTCCGCTTTTCGTGATGAACTCATCTTCCGTCCAGTTACCCAAGTTTATCTGCTGTCCGTAATAAGCCTTGATAAGTCCGTTACGCTCAAACTGCTTCCGGTACGGGTCAAGCAGACGGGTGGCACTGTCTTTTGTAGCGGAAGCCATGATGACATTCTTTTTCTTTCCTGTCAGTGTCAGAAACATAATAATGAACATGACGGTTGTACTCTTGGCCAGACTTCGCGCCCAGGACAGAACCTCGAACCATTCGTCATGCTCGATGCATCGGGTAATGGCTTTTATCTGAAACGGAGCAAAATCGAACTTGCAGAACTCAGGGAAGAAATATCGAATCCATTCCATTGGATGATTTTCCAGGTATGTTTTGTGCTTCTCGATCTCAGCCCGGCTCTTGTTGACAATGACCACACCTTTCCGGAGAGAATCCTGTTTGTAATCCTCCCAGATGCGTAGCGCTTCTCTGTCTTGCTGTCTCATAGGTTGTCTTTTATAAATAAGTCAAATAGTCGTATGAACTGCTTGGTCATTTCCGGATCTTGTGGTCTTAACCAGTCTCCGAAACGCATACCCACGCTGATAATGTCACTGATACCCACATCGCTTTCCAGCTTTTTGATGGTAGTAGCCAGCTTGCCCAGCGTGTCGGCCTCTGCAGGTGTAGCATAACGTTTTCCCTCTTCCCGGCTTTGGATGGCTTTGTTGATTTCGGCTACCTGCCGGTGAAGCGCTGAAATCTGCTGTTCGCGCGTCAACGTCATGCCAATCTTCATTTCCTCCCATTTCTCCGTATTGATCCAGCGTGAGAGTGTCTGTCTTGAGATACCTGTACGTGCAGCAATTTCCTGCTGCGTCAGGTTCTCTTTCAGGAATAATATGCGTGCATAGTCTTTTTTCTGCTTGTTTGTCAATTCTTTCATAGTTGTTTCCTGTTCGTTTGCATATTGCAAATTTCGCATGTAATTAAATCATTTACAATACGTTAATTTTATGGTAGTAATTATAAACGTCATGATACGTTTATAAGATTGCATCATAAAAACAGCGTCTTGACAGGTATATGATTTCTTTACAACTTTGCGTCAGCAATGAAAGAGAAAAACTTATGAACAAACGATTTTTCAATATGATTCCTTCTCCGGATGTGGCTTGTATCCTGCTTTATGGAGACGTAGGCGACAAATGGGACGGCGTGACAGATGCTGACATTGTGAGAGAGCTGCATGACTATGAAGCTGTCTACAATAAAATAGATGTCCGTATAAACAGTTACGGAGGTAGTGTATTTGCCGGCCTGGCTATCTTCAACGCCTTACGCTCCAGCAAAGCAGACATCAGCATCTATGTGGACGGTGTGGCTGCCAGCATAGCAAGCGTGATAGCCATGTGCGGGAAACCTGTTTATCTGAGCCAGTATGCGCGACTGATGATACACAATGTAACTACAGGATGCTGGGGAAACAAGGAAGACCTGAAGCAGACGATGGAAGAAGTGGAAAAGCTGGAAGATACACTGGCAGACATCTATGCAGGAAAGACAGGACTTGACAAGGAATCTATCAAAAATACGTACTTCGACGGGAAAGACCACTGGATGACTGCACAGGAAGCTAAGGAGCTGGGATTCATCGACGGCATCTACGATGTAGAACAGGCCGACGAAAGTCAGGTGGACACTCCCGTACAGGTATATAACCTTTTTTTAAACCGATTTAAAAAACCATTAAACGCAACAGCTATGTTTGAAAAACTGACTCGCCGTCCCATGTTCGCTAACTGCAAGGATGAAGATGCTGCATTGAGCCTGATCGGGACACTGGAAAACAAGGCGGAGAAATACGACTCCGTAATCAAAGAGAACGACGCTCTGAAGCAGAAGCTGAAAGGATTTGAGGACGCTGCGGCAGAAGCACGGAAAAAGGAAATCGAAAGTCTGCTGGACAGTGCGGTGAAAGACGAACGCATCCGGCCGGCTGACCGTGAAACTTACAAGTCGCTTCTGGAAAAGGATTTTGAGAATGCGTCCAAAATTCTGGAAGGTCTACCTAAAAAGAAGATGATTAAAGATGTCATTAATCCGGTTGATCCAGAAAACAAATCAGACTGGGACAAAGAACAGGATAACATCAAGAAAAGACGTTACAACCGATAACTTTTAAAACAGAACAATATGGCTATAAAAATTCAGAATACAGCTTACGACGGTGAGGTGCTGGAAAGACTGCTCACCAAGGCTGCAACCGGTAATGAACTGGTTCAGAAAGGACTTATCAAGGTAGTTCCGAATATCCGGAAGAAATATTCCATTCCGCGTCTGAAGACCGGTACAATGCTTCAGAAGCGCAAGGAAATGCCTGAATCTTCTAACTCTAAGGGAGATTTCAACTATTCAGAAAAGGCACTGGTACCTAAGGATTTCATGGCTTATACGGAATTCAATCCTCGCTCGTTCGAAGAAATCTGGAGACCGTACCAGCCGAAAGGTAACATGGTATTCGACCAGTTGCCTCCGAACGTACAGAACCAGCTGCTTGACGCTATGTCCCGTCAGGTAAACTTCGAACTTGGTTACCATTTTGTGAACGGTATCTACAAAGACGATGAAGGAGACAATGATCACCTGTTTGACGGCATTCTGACACAAATCTATGCCGACAATGAAGTGATTCACGTGAAGGCTACATCGGACGATACGATGATCGAGCGCTTGCAGAAAGTTCGCAAGGCAACTCCGGTAGTCCTGCGCAATAACCCGAACTTTGTCTATCTGATGTCTGTAGACGACGCAGACAGATACGATGACGAACTGACCCAACGTGACGCGAAGGGCGCAAACTGGACAGACACCAACGCTGTACGTTTCAAAGGTACAAACATCTATCCGCTGGCCGCTATTCCTGACGGTGTCATTGTAGGTACAGTGGCTACTCCTGACGAAGATTCGAACACATGGGCAGCCGTTAACCTGGTGGATGACTTCAATGTGATCCAGATTGACAAGGTAACCAATGCCGGCGAGAAATACTTCTTTAAAATGCTGATGATGGCCGATACCAATACGGCTTTCGGTGAGGAAGTGGTATTGCTGGATGTGCGTGAAGGTACCTCTGTCTCTGCGTCCGGTACAACCATAACACTGACAGATCAGTCAAGCAAGGTATCGCTTACACCTGATTCAGACAACAAGGCCTATACCCTGTCCGCAGAAGCAGTGTTGAAAGGTGCCATGCTTGAAGTGACCAATACCCATGCGACTTACAAGCTGACCGTGAACAGCATCGAAGTACCTGCATCAAGCACTATGAAGCTGTATTACTCCGGATCAACCTGGTTTGGCGATCAGTCTGTAGACGCTAAGATTACCGAGCAGGCAGCTAAGAAAGTAGAAGTGGTGAACACTGTGAACACTAAAGAACAGGCGTAGGAGGAATGAACTATGATCCAACCACGAGGAATACGAAACTGTAATCCGGGTAACATCCGGATTACAAACGATAAATGGAAAGGTCTTCGGCGTGTACAGGAAGACAAGTCTTTTTTCCAGTTTGTGGATATGCGACACGGTTACCGTGCCTTGATTATCTGTTTGCAGAACTACAACCGTAAGCACGGATGCAGAACCATCGAAGACTATATCCGAAGATGGGCACCTGAGCATGAAAACAATACATCCGCTTACATTACGGCCGTATGCCAGAAGATGCAGGTACCTGACAGTTATGTACCTGACATCAACGACAAGGATACTATGTGTGCTTTTGCAGCAGCTATCAGCGAAGTGGAAAATGGTGTACCTGTACAGATGGCCGATGTCCGTGCAGGATGGGATTTAATCTGATTTTAAAGGGCCATGACAATACTGGAGATACTGATGTGGGCATTGCCTTCCGGATTCGCTTCCGGTGCAATAACGTTTCTGGTCTCGCGGAAAACGTTCACGGCCCGTAAAAAGAAAGAAAGAGAAGATGTCTACAGACAGCTGTATGACAATCTGAGTGCAACAACATTAGACCTTTCCAAACAAATCAAGAAGCTGAATGAAAAAATTATATTTTATGAAACGGCTATCCGTAAAATACAGACTTGCAAGTATGTTGACCGTTGTCCTGCTCTTATCTGGATGCGGCAGCAGCAGAAAGGGAACTACGGAAGTAGCCCGCTCGGACAGCCTCAGCACGAGCGTAACCGAGCAAACAACCTACGTGCCGGTCCCGAAGCGGACGGCGACGCTGTCGGTGAGTGCGGAACAGTGGACGACCCTGGCTAATATCCCGAAAGGTTATGGAATCAGCCATAAGAAAGACGGTCTGACAATCGATATAGAATCAGACGGAGAAGGTGGCGTGAACGTCACGGCTACAAGTGATTCCATTCCACGTGAAGTACAGACCACGGTAACTACAACGACAAACCGGATTCGTGACGAAACCGTGATACAGGAAAAGCCTAGAACGGCATTATGGGAGCACATCGGTAGATTTCTGCTCCCTGTGTTCATAGCGATCGGAGTAATTGTATTTTTTTATATCAAAAACAAACTAAAGAAATAAGACTATGGCAGATACAAGTAACGGTATCCTTTACGGTGCCGCTGAAATAAAGTTCAAGCAGGGAGCAGGACAGGAAAAGACAATCGGATGGCTGGACGAAAACGGTATGCAACCGGCAGGTAACGCACCTTCCTTCCTCGATGTATACGCTGCTCAGGTGACGGACGGCCCTGTGGATTCCATTTTGCAGAATCCGGGTTCCGATGCGTTCACGATGAACCTGATTCAGCTCAACGCACAGAATCTGGTTGACATTTTCGGAGGTACGAAAGAGACGGATGATTCCTACACACCGCCTGCTAACTTCGTAGCTACAGGTGTTCTGACAATCAAGATGCATTCCGGACACAGCTTCCGTGTATTCAACGCCCGACTGAGCCGTAACGGATGGCAGAACGGTCTGAACATGCAGAATGTATTCGCGTTTGGAATCAGGGTAGATATGCTGAAACCAGCCGACGGAAAAGAAAGACGCTGGAGAATCTATCCACCGGGTGTGGTTCCTGACACATCTGACTCAACCGCTGATGCAGAAGGATAATGGAGACACGTGACATTGAACTGTTGGCAGGCATCGCCCTCGAAGACGGGGGCATTAGCCTACCGCTCCGGACCGTTTTCGGTAAGACTTTCCGGGTAACGATGCGGACTCCTTCAACCCGCAGTCTGATACGTATAAGTCGGAAATACTGCGAAATTGGTGTAACTCCGGAAGAGTACGACGGATATAACTTCGACCAGGTGGCACGGTTTAATATAGCCTATAGCAAGGACATCAGCCGGATGGTGGCATACGGAATAGTCCGCGGCCCTGTACTGGGCAGGCTGCTGAACCGTCCAGTAGCCTGGCTGCTACGGAACCTGATGACTGGTCCAGCCATAACGGAAGCATGGAGGCAGATATTGACCTGTATATCTACAACGTCTTTCGGGAATATTATCGCATCGGCAGCAGCTATCAACAAGATGCAACCCTTAGCGAGCCGGAACGAAAGCGAAGAAGAGAAATCGAACGAAGAGAGGAGTTAACGAAGGGACACACGGAACCTTCCCATAGCCTTTTCGGCGTTGTAGGACAACTGGCTACGGAAACAGGCTGGAGTATAGATTATATCCTTGACAAAGTGAATGCCGTAACCCTGCAACTCATGATGGCTGATATGCCGCACTGGGTAAAGCCTCAGAAACCGGATATCATGCAACAGATACAACAGATGCAGGAACGCGAAAAACAAAGAAACAATAAACCGTCAGAAAAAGAAAAGACGACAAAGGGAATGAACCCGATGGAATTCTTTACCCATTATGCGGTCAAAGACTGATTATTCATTTTTCATTATTAATTATTAATTGGAATCATGGCAATACCTGTACAGCTCGAAATATTCATGAAAGATCTTACCAAAGCCGGACTACAGAGCGTGGGTAAGAATGTGGATGATGTGGAAAATCAGACTCTGCAACTGATATCTGCATTAAAACAGGTAATTGCCGAACAGAAACATCAGTTGGAGGTCAACAAGACTGCGGGTATAAGTTACACACAGGAGGCAGCCAATATCCAGGCACTCACGGGACAGGTACGGGGGCTGGAAGCGGGATTGAAGGAACTGAAAAAGACAAAGGAAGATACCGCAAAGACACAGCCTATCGACATCGACACCGAAGCCGTAACCCGCAAGACCAACAACCTGAAGATGCAGTTCAGTCAGGTAGCTAGAGAACTGCCATCGCTCGCCATGGGACCGCAGATGTTTATCCTCGCCATCTCCAACAACCTACCCATGCTGGCGGATGCCATCGCCGACGTACGCAAACAGAACGAGCTGCTGGCCGCATCCGGACAAAAGGGTGTGCCAGTATGGAAACAGTTAGCCAGTTCCGTATTTTCCTGGCAAACGGCGCTGGTGGCGGCGATTTCTTTAGGTATTGTGTTCGGGAAAGATATTATGGACTGGGTAAGCAAAATTACCAAGGGGAAGGATGCCGCCCTATCCTTGGCTGACGCACAGAAAAAGGTAAACGAGGCTTTTGAAAAGGATCCCGGTAATGTTGGCGAACAGACCGTAAGAATCAGAAGCCTGTCAGAACAATGGAAAAAACTCGGTGACAACTTGGAGGACAAGAAACGGTTCATCAAGGAGAACAAAGATGAGCTGGATAAGTTGGGCGTATCTGTAGGAAATGTAAACGACGCAGAAAATCTGCTCGCTAAGAATACGGAACAGTATATTCAGGCCATGTCTTTACGTGCCCAGGCTGCATCCGCATTCAAATTGGCAACTGAGGCTGCTGAAACGGCAATTAAAAAGCAGGTGCAAATAAACCAGGAAGAAAAGAAATCGCCTTCATTCCTGGATCGTTTTCTCAGTGTACTGAGTGGTACAGGCGCATCCAGTACATGGTCATCCCGTTCCACTGAAGAGGCAACGGCTGAACAACGGCAACAGACACGTATCAACGGAATGAAGGAAGAGAAAAAGGCCGCAGAAGAAACGGAGAAAGCCTATACAGAACTTTTTACTACTCTCAGCAATCAAGCGAAGAAAGTCCTGAATGATGCAGGAATATCAGAGAGTGACAACAAAGAAGAAACGAAAAGCACAAAAACTGATTACGCCTCACAGCTTGCCGATGCCCGTGTAAAGGCCCAGCAAACAACCGAAAAGTTGCGCCTACAAATTATGCTGGAAGGTATCGCCAAACGTAAGGCACTCGCCAAGCAGGAGTATGACGAGCAGCTTGCCGATATTGACAAGCAGGAACGGGATATGCTTGCAAAAATGGATCAGGCACGAAAGCAGGGCGACAACATCCCGCAGAGCCAGTACGACGAGGTAAAGAATACGGCGAACACCAACCGTATGCTGGCAGAACAGGTGTATAACGAAAAGATATATCATATTGAACAGGAATATCGCGACAAGGCCACGCAGAGCCTTATCGACTACAATAAACAATACGGAACGTATCAGGAGAAGCGTCTGGCCATTGCAATGGATTACGCCCGGAAAATTGCCGCTGCGGAAACAGAAGGAGAGGCCGACGTATTAACCCGTGAACGTGACGACAAGCTGGCCAGCCTGGACTTTGAGGAAATGAAGAAAGGGATGGACTGGGACAAGATTTTCGGTGACCTGGAGCGTGTGTCTACTGATACGCTGGAAAGTCTCAGAGATAAGCTGAAACAATACCTGGAAGGAATAGGCGATGACATCAGCCCCGAATCTTACAAGGAGGTAATGGATGCTTTCAATAATATAGATTCCGAGCTGGCCGACCGTTCCCCGTTCGAAACAATGAAGAAGGGGTACGAAGATTACAAGTCTGCGATGGATGAGGTACGTTCTGCTCAGAACCTTCTTCAACAGGCACAAGTAGGCGGAAGCGTTATCGTGGAAGAATATGACGAAGCAACCGGAACCCTTACACGTAAGCTGATTACTCAGGCCGAAGCCGAGGAAAGACTTCGTGCTGCTCAGGATAAACGATACAGTGCACAGAAGAATCTGACGGATGCGGCCAATTCTATCGGACAGAAAGGAATGGCAATCGTCAATGCCGGAAACGACATAGTGGATATGTTAGGAAACTTTGGCGTAAAAGTTCCGGAAGCGGTGACTGAGACATTGAACGGAGTCAGCCAGGTAATGAGTGGACTCGAAAGCATTGATTTGACAAAACCATTCAGTGCCATTACTGGCTCAATTAAGATTCTGACTGGAATAGGCAATACGATAGCCGGACTGTTTGGTTTCGGAGGTGCTGATTATTCTGGGTATGAAAACCTGAAATCAAAGTATGAAGGGCTGATTGATATATGGGATTCTCTTATCTCGAAGAAGCAGCAATACATTGACATCGACTACGGAGTTGAAGCACGGAAAGCAGCCGAGGAAGCAAAAAAACTGGTAGACGTGCAGATTGAACGCCAGCGGCAGTTGATGCATTCTCTTTCTGGAAGCGGGTCTAGTATGTTCAGCCATTCATTAGGATACAGAGTAAACGAAAGAATGGGTAGCTCTGACTGGGCAAGACTGTCACAATTAACAGGAGCTAATATACGTGAATTTGGTGACGTAATTAATTTGGATGCGGATGTAATTGGTAAGGTCCTTCAGGACGAAAAATTTGTGTCTGTATTGACCGAAGTCAACTCTGAGTTTGTGACATACATAGAGAATATAGACAAGTATAGCGAACAGTTAAAGGAAATTGCCGAACAGGAGAAAGAAGCATTTACCGGAGTCAGCTTTGACGAATTCCGTGACAGCTTTGTGAGCATGCTGTCGGATTTGGATGCTACCAACCAGGATTTTGCAGACAATTTCGAAAAATACCTTCAGAACGCCATATTCTCCTCAATGGTTGCGGATAAGTATAAAGAAAGAATTCAGAGCTTATATGACTCATGGGCGAAAGAAGCGGCAGATGGCACTATCGTGTATGATCCTTCTAAGGCAAGTTTTTTTTCACATGGTAAAACAGAGATAAACAAAGGCCTTGACGAAAAAGAAGCTGAAATGCTACGCAATCAATATCAGAGTATTGTAGACGATATGCTGGCAGAAAGGGAACAGATAATGAAAGATTTCGGATGGTCTTCATCTGCGGATTCCGGAAGCAGCCAGTCTCCCAGCAGCGGTGCGCTTACTACCATGAGCCAGGACAGTATATCCGCTTTCGAGGGGATAGGCCGCAACATGCAGACGCACCTGGCTAATGTGGACCGATTTGTACAGGAACTTAGGGAAACTCAGAAGCTGGACAGCGAGACGTTGGCTACCATCGCTTCACATACGGCATACATCGTACTGATTTATGATTTAATGGAAGACATGAAGTTGAACGGAATAAAGATGCAATGATGGATTTAACAGGTTACATGACAATAAACGGGACCGATATCTGGACGGAATACGGAGTGTTCCTCGGTGAAACAGAAGCAGGTGGACATGTAAACATGGACGCTCTTCTACGTGTACCGAAAGCCAAAGAAATTACCAGGGTGGACTTTCGGGAACGGACGGGCGTAGAACTTCCCGATAACCCGAACGTCAAGCTGAGCAGCATCGAACGCACCTTGCAGTTCTGGTTACGTTCAAACAACAAATACAACAGGCTTCAGAAGTATCAGGAATTTATGAGTCTGATAACGTCCGGTATGTTGACCATAAGCATAAAGGATTACCGTACCTATAAAATGGTCTATCAGGATATGCCTATTGAACCGGATTGGTACGTCAGCTATGAAGGTGACCGATTCTATGCATTCTTCCAGGTCAAGTTTCTGGAACCGCAACCATCAATTTAGGAATTGATTAAACACGGATTAAATGACGATAAAATGGAACTGAAAATATACGATAAAGCCAATAACCTTCGACTGACAGCCAGTCCGAACTCTTCTTCTGCCGTCACAGAGGAAATAGGTGGAGAATGCAGCGTATCTGCATCCTTCACCCATACCGCATACGTTCCGCTGGATGTGGATGACTATATCGAAATTGAAGGCGTACACTACAAAGTAAAGTCCCGTTATCGCCCGAAACAAAAGGACACGCAGACTTACGAATACAGCGTGAAATTCTATGCGCCGATACACGATGCAGAGGACGCATTGATGCTGTTTCAGGAAGGGGGAACAACTTCTGAATTTTCTTATGACGGTGGTCCGCGCGAACACCTGCAGTTGTGGATTGACAACATGAATCGCCGTGCCGGTGGTAACTTGTGGAGCATCGGAACAGTGATTACCGCCGACAACAAGATCATTGATTACCGGAATGTAAAATGCTGGGATGCAGCTTTCGGAAGTAACGGAATCGCCGCCACATTCGAAACTGAGATGTGGGCGGACGGCTATGTAATCAATCTTTGCAAGGCCGAGCGTGGAGAAATCGTTGAACTTGGATACCTTCAGGGACTTACCAATCTCGCCCAGGAGGATAACGGCGAAGTGAAGTTCTTCACCAGACTTTTTCCACTGGGCAGTACACGTAATATTGACGCGACAAAATACGGATATTCCCGTCTGCAACTTCCCAGCCGTGCCATGTATGTAGATAAGAACGTGGACTTGTATGGTGTTAAGGAAGAAACCGAAGAAGCTGCGTTCTCTGAGATATATCCTCAATATGTGGGTACAGTATCTTCTGTCAGGACGGAAGAAAAAACGAATGAGGAAGGACGGGAATATACTGTGTATTATTTCAAGGATGACGGCATGAACTGGAATCCGAAAGACTACGAGATCCCGGATCTGGACTATATGTTACAGTTCCAGACAGGTGAACTGGCTGGCCGGGGAACGGAAGGATCATTCCAGGCAGCCTGGCATGAAGACACACGGGAATGGGAAATAATCAACGTATACCCCAATGATACAACGCAGATTCCAGGAGATGTAATTATCCCCAAACCTGGAGACACATACATCCCATGGAACTTCTCCATGCCGCAGGAGTATGTCACAGCTGCAGAACAGGCATACGAGCTTGCTGTAAATAATTTCCTGTCCAGTTACAGTTTCGACCCCAATAAATACACCGGCACAACAGACAGGAACTACATCGAACGGAACGCTACACCTCTCCGCATCGGATGGAATGTCCGTCTATTATCCGAGCAGTATTTCAGTACAACCGGAGGATACAAGGATACACGTATCACAAAAGTACAGCGTAAGCTTAACGACTTGTGCCAGGCAACGATTACCTGCACTGATCAGGTGGGTACGACCTGGAAGACATCTGTGAACAACCAGCTGAACAACTTGCAGTATATCCTTACAAAACAGGAACAGCAGGCGATTATCGACATTATCAAGACAACGGATAGTAAGACTCCTTCTGACTATAATGTGTTCTCTGCTCTGAAAGCGATAGGTATGTTTCATCGAAAAGATAAGACAGATGAAAATCCTTATTTGCAGAAGTTTTTAAAAGGTATAGAATTAGGAAAATTTGTCTCTGGACTTCTTGGCACCGGTGGAGCCATACAGATAGATAAGGATGGAAACAGCTTTGCAGAATTTGACTATCTTACAATACGTAAAGTAGCCACATTCTTCTCAATCATCGTTCAGGAGATGAAACATGTCGGAGGTGCTTTTATTGTGTCACCTTCAGGTATGACATGTTCTAAAGTAGAAGAGACATCGACAGCATACCGATGTTATTTTGACCAGAAAGACGGAGAAAAGACTATACATAACCAGTTCACCGTTGGCACGCAGGCACGAAGACAGACTTTCAATCTGGAAAATCAGGCTTACTACTGGCGATTGGTTACAGGTATAGGCGATGATTATATAGACCTGTCAAAAACCGACTGTGATACCGGTTCAACAATACCGCAGGCTGGCGATGAGATTGTCGGACTCGGCCATCGTACAGACAAGACAAGGCAGTCTGCAATCATCATTTCTGCATACGGCACGGATTCGCCATCGATAAAATATTATCAGGGTATAGACTCTTATAGCCTGGTAGATAAAGCTATCAGGATGGATTATTATGATCCAGTAACCGGTAGATTTAAATCTGTTACTTACGGAGATACATACGTAGGCTCACATGATGAGAGCACATACTTTAGCTATAATCAAGATGAAGGAGCTAGATTTAAGGGTAAAGTGCTGATCGAGGCAGGTTCTACAGGTGCGGCAAACATATCTGACTTGGGTGGATATATATCAGATAACGTACAAGTTGGCGCAGAAAACCTTTTGCTGAACACAGGATTTACTGGGAATTACGAGACTGAGCCGCTTACAGAGTCAAAAACCGTAAGCGATTCAACACAGCTTTATTCTAAGAATCTTGAGAATTGGAATGGTAGTGCAACGGTAATTGAGACGGAAGAATCTGCTTCCGGCTACGCTGTAACTTTAGATGAATTACAGCCATTATCTCAAACGGTTTCACTTATAGTAAATGAATCCTATGTTATAAGCTATAAGGCAAAGAACGGTACTGTTAATATCAAGTGCGGTAACTTTACGGTCAGTCAGACGGCAACCGACACGATGGAAAGATATTCACATAAGTTTTTATTCGCTGGCAGCGGTGTGTTTTCCATTTCGGGTACGGCTACCGTATGTGAAATCAAACTTGAACGTGGAACTATAGCAACCGACTGGTGTCCGTCAAGGAACGATAGAAATCCTGTAGCCGATATGTTCAAATCGTATTGGTACTTGACTGATGCGTTACAAGGTATTACAACCTTTGAAGGAGGTCTAGGATTGACATCGATAATACGGTTCGGGCAATGGAAAGATGGAGTTCTTCAGAAAGTTAATGCTTGCGTGAGCGGTATATACAACGATGACGATGACGTGGCTTTCTCCGCTGGTGGTGATTTGGATAAGGCTATCTACACGGTAATGCTATACAAGAACAGTCCTACCTATGTGCCTACAAGCAAAGAGTTGAAGAAAATAGCCAATTGTGTGATTACTCATGGCGGACGGGCTATACTTAATGATTTGATAGCAAGAGGGTATATCTATGCTACAGGAGGAGTGTTTAATGGCACTATATACGCAAAAGGAGGAGAGTTCAACGGATATATAAAAACCTCATTCAAGTATCTGTACGATTCTGATGCCGAAAACGGAACATACACTGTAAAAACAGACAGTGATACTACATTACAAGTTGAAGGATATAAATTGAACGATGATTTGAATATATATACAGATTATTCCTATGATATAATAGTATTACCAAACGATAAAAAGTATATAGGCGCAAATGTTATAATAAACAACATTAATTATCCACCATACAGTAGAAACTCAATATCTTATATGACAGACGTGTATTCTGGTTCATATCCTTTCGGTTTAAATGGTGGCTATTCAGAAGCTACGGAAACAACTATCGGGGATTACAAGAAAACTCTTCGTGGTGGAACGATGCAGTTTATTGGTACAGCCATTACCGGAACCGATGGAGAAACATATACGCAATGGGTTTGTCTTACGCAACAAGTTGTAAAAGAAGAAGCAAAAGAATCAATAACATTAACTAAAGATGAAAGTTCTATATCTATAAGCCCGTTTGAGATAAAGTTTACGGGAACAGGGAACGAACAGACAGGATATACTGGAGAAGTTTTAGTACAAGAATCGGAAACTTCTTCCGAAAGGATTTATTTGACATTTAAAAATGGTATTATGGTTGGAACTAGAAGAGGAGGATAAAAATATATGGCAACAATTTCAACAATACAAAAAGAATCTAATTGGGGAACGGAAGCGACCAAGATTAATCAGAATTTTACTAATATAAATACTGAATTGACAAAGCTAAACAATACTTACGGTTTGAAGATACCTTTGTTCAGTTCAACTTCTGCTGCAAGCACAGCTATACCAAGTGCATACGAAGGACAGCTTATACTTGTAGGCAGCGAACTTCCGGCACCCGTATACAGATGGAACGGCAGCTCATGGGAAGATACAGGTATAACTGGTGGTAGCGCGTCTACATCTTTGACAGATTACTATACAAAAGAAGAAGTAAATAACCTACAAGATGAGAAGCTGTCGATAACAGACCTTTCTTCCGAGCGTGGCGAATCTACGACTACCGCAATGACACAAGCGGCCGTTACCCAGGAACTGAAGCAACAAGATGAGAAACTGACCGAATTATCCTCAAAACAATGTCATATAATACAGAAGATATTCTTATCGAAATAGACACTGAGAATGGAATTGTAAAGTCAAAGTCCGGTAAATATTACATATCAAAATACGAAGACGTTTCATCATATATATATTTCCAACTAGATGAAGATGTGCAGACATATATTGTAAATCCAAGCGGTAAACTTGTTCCAGCAGCAATCTATGTCCTTTTGTGGAATGTGGACGATAACAGAGCGTATCTTGCCTATTACAGTCAATACAAAAGTATATCAAACAACTTTTATATACTAGGGTTCGGTAATCTACTTAACAACGGCTCTAATTTCTATTTGTTTTGTAGTGTTTTATTTAATGGGAAAACCCTCACAGTAAATTACGGTGATGAGATAAGCAGAATTTGGGCTAAGCTGAAAACAGTAGGCACATACACGGCACTCCCAAAACCTACAGATTTTAATACCGTTATAGAGAGAGGAGCATATCCGACACTGAGCCAAACTACTGAAAATGGTTATACAAATGTACCCAGTGAGTTTACGAATGGTAAGAAAGGAATATTGGTTGTTGAAGTAAACGAGCCAAATGAAACATGGGGAGGTACTGTCGTATATCAGAAATTAGATATTGAAGGTGTAGGAATATACACAAGGTCGTATACTGTTGGAGGTAGCTTCACGGAATGGGTGGCATATAAGCCTTTCGATTACGTAAAGGCTTATTCAGGTAAATTTACTGTGGTTTCTAGGCCTTATGATTTAAATGATGTTTTGACTAGAGGAACTTATGCTCTACAAAGCCAATCATCAGAAAACGGGTACACAAATGTACCAAGTGAGTTTTCTGTAAACAGAAAGGGAATACTGATAGTATATGCAAATGAGGAAGGTGAATACCCTAAAGGATCTGTCGTGTATCAGCTGTTAATCATAGACGGTCATAATATATGTACAAGAAGTTATATAAGTGGTTCATGGAGTGCATGGACTGTTTATATAACATATCCCGAGATACATAAAAATATGCTTGAAGAAAGATATAAATGTCGTATTCCAGGAATATTCCATACCATCGGTATTGTAGCCGATTCTTTAGCAAGCGGTCAAGGACGTATCAATAATATGAGTACGTATAAAGACTTTTATAAGTTTTCATGGCCGCAATGTATTGCAAGAGAATTAGGTGTTACTGTTTATAATTTCACAAAAAGTGGGCTAACTACAAGAAGTTGGCTGACAGACGATATGGGATATCCACTCATGTCGGATGGGGAGCATGATTGCGTATGTTATATCATCATGCTCGGAGCTAATGATGTTGGTTTAGGAGAAAGCTATCTAGGCTCTTCTAGCGACATTGATTTGGAAAATTACGAAAACAACAAAGACACATATTATGGGAACTATGCTAAAATCATATCTCTTATAAAGAAGCAGGTTCCGAGAGCAAAAATATTTGTTGCTCCAAATCCTTCTTATGGTAATGCTGCATTAAGACCTACATTTAACCAAGCTGTAAAATATATGTCAACTATATTTGATAATGTTTATTATTTAGACATAGATGAGTCATTATACAATAATAGCGGCACATTTATTAAAAATAAAATGATTATCCGCATGTTGTCCGTCTGTATGTTCTTGACTTGAAATCGGTGTTGTAGCTGATGGCAGCCAAGACGACCCTGTCGAAGAGCTTCTCTCCGAAATACCTTCTG